CATCTTTATACTAAATGTCAACCATAAAAGTACATTTTTTTTAATAAAATGTCATTTATTTTTCTAATGTGGTGCTGTTTGATTAATTGCTTGTAGCACCAAAGGGTATAGTTAGTCATACACTTCTCCTCGTTAAAGTTAAAGTGCGTTCCTTCGCAATATGCTACTTCCGTCCCGTAGGATGAACGTACAATTATTTATTAAAACTTATACTTTAGTGTAGCCTTAATACTATCATCACGATCAGTTGTTGCTCCTGTCCATACACTTGTATTTGTTACATCTGTATGATAATACAATCCTGTTTCTACAGGTCCTGCTGTATGTATTGCACCAAGATATGTCCCATCAGTTCCAAGATCATCATTTAATACTCTATGTGCTGTAAACATTATTTCTTTAGAATAGTTGTACATAACACCAAAGTCAACACGATCATCTTTTGCTAACCCTGTATTTTTATCGTCCCATACTTCAACTCCAAATCCTACCGGAATATTGTATCTACGCAATACTTGAGAACCTAAAGAAAATCCTTGCTGATTTAACTCATTATCCGAAATATTATTTTTGTGTCCAATTTGCATATATGATAGTTCTGCAAAACCTGCTAAATTTACAGTGCCACCTAAATAAACTGTACTTGCTTCTGCATCATAACCTAGAGTAACGCCAATTGGTAAATCTTTGCTTAGTCTATGTTCGTCAAAATCAAATTCGTTGTTGTTATTCCAACCGCCAAAAGTAATTACAATTTTTTCATTGTGATCAATTCTACTATTAGATTCTGTAATAATAAGTGGTAAGCCAATTTTTGCTGTCTTAGCAAATCCTAGTCTTTGTGCATCAGTTTCACCTACATAAAGTCTAGTATTTGCGAAACCAACACCTATTTGTTTTTCAACAACAGTGTTATTTAAAGTTGTATCTAACGAATAGTGTGTATCAAATCTACCACTTCCGCCTGCCCAATCAACAGGGCCGTCTAGTTCTGATTGTATTCCAACAAACACTTCTGCTCTTGAATCAAAGTTAGAATCATATGTGTCTGGATCGTAATACATTTCAATATTACCGTTAACAAACATACCTGCTGGTAACGATGGTGCTGATTTTTCTAAGTCAGCGACTCTTTGTTCGAGAGTCTTTGTGTCTGCAAATGCTTGATATGACATCAACGCGAAAAGAGCAGACAGAATAACTATAGTCCGTTTCATTTTTATTTTCCTTTCGAAAATAGTTAAGGGTTATTGTAGCCGTATTTAGTAACTACAAAAAGACATCCTTGTCTACGTGATTTATACTCTTACAGTTTTAATATACTTAACACCGCGATATATAAAGGTTAGTTCCTTAGTCATCGTATTTCTCCTATATAACAGATAATATACAATTCTTTTAACGCATGAACCTATGCGAGTCTCTAAAGCGGACTACACTAAAATTATTTAGTCAAAAAAATAGGACCCGAAGGTCCTATTTTCCAAGTTTGTAAAAAACTTAACTTAGCTGAAGCTAACTGCACTATTAGTGATATCAACCTTACCTAAGTAGTCAGCCGCGTTACCAAGAGACGATGCTGTGTTGTTTAACTCAACATATCCGTATCTTGTCATGAAGCTAACTGTAGGTTCGAATGTACCTGGATCTAGTACAACGCCTGAAGACATAAGTGGAATGTATGGGCAATAGAATGCTGCCGCATCTGATTCACTTGAGCCTTTATAACCGATTAGCACTGGGCTGTTATCGGCAGCATATGTGTTAACATATACTTTCATTGCGTTGTTTAGAGTACCAACCATTTTAGTGTTAGTTGGTGCTTCAAAAGTACCTTCAGTTGTACGAGCGAACGCTGAAGTAGTTGCTGACTGTAGGATTGTTAGCGCGAATGGGCTAACAACTGCCCAGTTACCAGCACCACGTCTTGTACGCTGTGCAATTAAGTTAGATACTCTGTTGATTTGAACAGCAAGTGCCGCATGTTCGTCACCAACAAAAGTAGCTGTACCACTTACTGCTGATTGATCATAAGTTTCAGCGGCTGAGCCAGCTAATGAACCTAGAGATGCAAGCACCTCCTGATCGATTTCAGCGGTAATTTCTTGTGCAAGAGCAGCCATAATTTCTGCTTCTACATCGATACCGTGCTGTGACTGCGCATCCTGAGCGGCCTCAAAGGTCCAGCGAGCTGACAATTTACGTGTCTTAGCTTCGACTGTTTGCTTTAAGATCTGAATGCTTAGTCTGTTACCAGCGGCACCTTCTAGTGCTGAAGTTGAAGCAGCCTTATCATCAGCGGCGGCACCGGAGTAACCTTCCGCAATTTTGAATGGGCTTAGTGCTTCATCACCAGCTGCCGTGTCTGTTCCGCTTGTGCTGTTAAAAGCGTCTGCGTAACGTACACGTAATGTATGAATCTGACCAACTGGTCCTGTCATAGGCTGAACGCCTACCAATTCATTTGCAATAACTGTTGGCATGACACGTCTGATAACTGGTAGAATTACTCTGTTTAGAGTAGCTACATTACCGGAAGATGTAGCACCTGCTGTTGCCGCCTCTGAAAGATACTTGCGAGTATTTTCAAGAGTTGATTGCATAACAGCTTTCTTGTTGCCACTTAGGCCTTCAAGAAGTGCAGTTTTTGTGTCTTGCCAGCGACTTTCTAGTAGTTCTGACATTTTAGTTTCTCCTATATTTGTAATCCAGCTAGACGTTTGATATCAACTACATTGTTATCTGCGTCTGCCTGTGAACTAACGTTATGTTCTTGTCTGTTGCCTGTTACTTCTTTGCCTTCTGCTAAAACTGCCTTCTTCTTAGCTGGAGTGTTACCATCAATTACTGCTGGTAGATACTTGTCAAACGCTGACTGTAATTTATTAGTCTGTACGCTTTCCAGTAAGTCTGTCATAATTTCTGTTTGAGCCTTGCCAAGTGGCGCAGTCAAGTCATTCATTATTTTTTCTCTTTTTGCTGACTCAATTAATGCTTTCTTTTCAACATTAACAGATTCAGCAATATTTTTTGCCTTTGCAGCCAACGATTTAGCCTCAACAATCTGCTTATCTTTAGTAGCAATTACTTGCATAAGTTTCGCAGTTTCTGATTTTTCGTTTAGATAGCTGTTTGCATATTCGCCAGCAAATGCTTCGAATAGTTTACGACCAAAGTCGTTTTTACGTGCAACTTCAATATCTTCTTTAAGCTGACCAATCTCTGAATTAAGAGTTTTGCCAACAGTTTCGGATACTAATGCCGCACTTTTTGCTACAAAGTCTTTTTTTACTTCGGCAAATTTGTCTTTAGCTTCACGCACAAGTTTAACCTTGGTTTCTGCTAAGTCTTTCTTGTCTTCGTAGAACTCTGCTATCTCTTTTGATAACGCTTCCACCACAAATTCTTCAAGCTGTGAAAATTTAGATGCCATTGCTTTCTGATCTTCGTGTAGTTCTGTAACTTCTGTCTTTAAAGATTCCATTACAAAGTTTTTTAATAGTTTTGCATTTTCACGTTGTGCAACAGCATACTTAGCTTTCGCTTCAGCTAGTTGTTTACGATCTTCTGCAAACTCTTCAAGTTCTGAACTAAGACGCTCTTCCAATAGTTTGTCAATTGACTCTACCATTGTCTGTTTATCATGTTCATACTTTTTAGCAAACTCTTCACGTAGTTCAGCAGTGGCAGCCATACGATTTTCTTTAATCTTATTTTCCCATGCTTCTTCAATCTCGCGGCGGACGTCTTCTGAAACAACATCGTTTTCGAATAGTGTTTTTAGTGCATCCAACATTACATTTCTCCTATGATTGGAGTCGGTTGATTATGTTCACCAACGATTCTTTTAAATATTTTTGTGCCTTGGGGTCGTGTTTTGTTGCCTGTGCCATTTCATATGCCTTATATCCTCCGCGAGCGTTCATTAGATGCTCGTATATCGGTGTAGGGTATGCACCAGGGGCGCTAGGCTGTGCCACAACGTCCACGGTGATTATTTCAAAATCAGAGACTTCATTGTTGCCGTCTTCTGATACATTTCCGCTACCACGTGACGAGACACCTAGTTTAACTCCGCTTTCCAGCATTGTTTTAACTAGGTTTCCCATCGGTGTTGGTAGAATTTTCAGTTTACCATAACCGTTTGCGCCATCCATCCAGCATTCGCTGATCATATGACTTACACGGTCTAAGTTAATGTTAAGGCCTTCCGGATGATCTACTTCTCCGAGAACACTATATCCTCCTTGAATCTGATCGTTGAGAGTTTTGACAGCCCTGCCAATTTCATTTACAGGATACACACGCTGATTAGCGTTGCGTACTCCGCCTTGAATACAAATACCCTTCATAAACAAGTCTTTTCCTTCGTTGGCATTTTCAACAACAATCTGTGCTTGGTCGAATGTCAAATGCTCTCGTAAGTTAATCATTCTTACTCCTTAATTTATACTGCTTACTTAGCGCGAGTACTTACTTTGTTAAGTGTACTTGTTGCCGCTTTGTCAGCAGTCTCAGGCTTGCCCTTTTTCTCAGCGCCGTGGCCTGGTTGTGACTTCAATGATTTTGAAGCCTTTCCACCTGGTACATTTACATTACCAGCCGAATCTTCTTTTGCACTTGTATCGCTTAGTGCGTTACCTTTTACAGTTGAACCTGCACCTGCTTCTGGATCTCCAGATACAGCTGACTGATTCAAGTTACCTGCTGTGCCGCCCATGTCGTTTTTACCAGCTACAGCTGACTTAGTACCGTTAGTACCTGTATCACCCATTGATGCTGTTACTTTTTCAACATATTCGCGCATTGTTTCTGTTTGTGATTTTTCAGCTTCGTCAACTTCTTCATCAGATGCTTCGTCTACTTCTTCATCACTAGCTTCGTCAACTTCTTCGTCTGTGGTTTCAAATGCCATTGCTTCTTCTTCAGCTTCGTCATCATCACCTTCGTCGTCCATATCCATGTCATGATCGTGTCCGTCAACGTCACCGTCGTCGTCACCATCAGCCATCATTGAGTCGAATTCTGCTTTTAAATCTTCTAGAGCATCTTCAAGATCCATAACACGATCTTCTAGCTCTTCTTCGCCTTCTTCGCCTGGCTCTTCGCCGGCGTCTGGCATTTCAACGTCACCCATCATGTCGTCTGCTGGGTCACCCATATCCATTGGATCTGCTTCTACTTCAAACTCGTCTAAATCAAAGTTTTCGTCTAAGTCTTCGTCTGACTCATCTACTTCTTCATCAGTAGCTTCGTCAACTTCTTCATCAGATGCTTCATCTACTTCTTCATCAGTAGCTTCGTCAACTTCTTCATCGTCTAGATCTGTTTCTAGTAAGTTTTCATAAATTTCACGTGATTTCTCAACCACAATCTCATGGAAAAGCTCTTCTGCGCCGTCTTTGTCCTCATTGACAAGGCGTTCAAGCATTTCTTCAAATTTGTTTAGATCTGCCATTATTTTCTCCTATAAATGTTGTACCTATGGTAAGGCTGTCAGTTGTATTTAACATATAGGGAAAATATACGTGGATAATAGGCTCAAAATGAACCATTTTGACTTATATTAGAAAATATTGAACATTTTTTTAAAATCTTCAACTAAAATATGTTCTAAATTGTTAAAACTATTTAGTTCTTCAGGTACATAATTCTCTTGTGTTATAACTCGAAAATACTTAATATCTTTGTTTTCACTTATACAATTTTTAGTTTGTTTAAGCCAATTACCGTAATATGTTGCAGGATCTGTAGTTCTTTTATAGTTTGGTGTATCTGCATACATATTATTAACACTTTTACCTTGATTTAAACCTTTGTAGTCAAATCCAAGAATAAAGATAATTTTTGGCTTATGTGTACTTGCTAGATGCAACGCCGTTGGGCCACTACTCCAACCTTTGCTAGGTGTAAAAAAATTTAAGTTTTTAAGATTTCGATATGCTCTGTTTGGATTTGTCCAAACATTACTATGATTAGTTAAATGATTTTTTCTATCTAATTCTAAAATCATCTTTACATCAACACATATTAAATAGTCTGGATCAAACTCACGATACAATGCATTACACCCATAAATTTTTCCAAATTCTTTAAGTTGATGTAAGTCTATATCTTTACGTGATGTTCCGTTGCCTAAAACAAATGCATATGATTTATTAGTATGTTCATTGGGGCGAGTTACTTTTACTTGTTCTTGGATTTGCTTAACAGATTTAATCCGTTTACGCTCTGCAAGTAATTCTTTTATTTGTTGTTTTGTGTATTTAGATTTGTCTAATTTTGCCATTGCACATTACTATCATCTTTCTATATAGTTGCACTAGCATCTGCTTGAGAAGATATACCGTACATCTGTCTAACAAACTCTAATTCTTTAGACTGTTCTTTAGTATGTACATCAGATGCTTTTCTTGCTCTATTAATTTGACGTAATGTTAATCTTGTTTTTCTACTGTCTGACTGTTTAATCACAGAATCATCGTACTGAGGTTCATAGCTATTATCCTCAGTAGGTTCAAGTGTTTCTTTATCGTAATAAAAAAGTTCTCTTAGTATCATGTATCTATTTATCTTTATACTGTTTGATCTGTAGGAGGTGGAGCAGTTGCGCCGCCAATCTCTTGTCCTGTTGTAGTTTCAGGCGGTGTTGCTTCATCGCCTAATGTTGGATCAGGTTCGCCGCCAGCTACATCTTCTGCATTTGATAAGTCTGATGAAATACCAGAAGAACTAATTCCAGCTGTTCTCATTTCTCCGGCGCTATCTGTATTAGGTGCACCTAACGTTTCGTCATTTTCTTCACGCCATAATCTTTCATTTTCAGCAATTTCTTCTGCACTCATGCCTAAGAAACGTTGCATTGCAAATCGATTTGAAACATACGGTATAGCACTCATTTGTGTAAATGTTGGTACTCTAGCATTATCTAATTCACTTTGTCTGTATGCGGCAAAGTTTTGCGGTGCTTGGAAGTTTAGATCGAACATTGACACATCAATGTTAACACCTTGTTCTAACAAGTATCGTTTAAAGTCTTGATTAAATTCTTCAATAATCAAACCTTGCAAGCGTTCGCAATAATTATTAAATCTTAATTCTTGTATGTAAGCAGTTCCAACTCGTCCATCCTGAAAAGAGCTTGCTCCATCATCAGCCCCCGTAGGCAGATAGCTGGAAGGAATTCGTAAGCCGCGTACGAGCTTATTAGTAAAATATCTAAGGTCATCAATTTCGCCTAAGTTTGTACCGCCTGGCAGTGTTTCAACTTTAGATCCTCTACCTTCAGCAGTTTGTGGAAAGAAGTAGTCTTCGTTGATTGACAGGGGATTGTATGAACTGTCTACGACATTTTGGCCTCCACCTGTTGACGATGGGATTCTTCTTTGATGAATTTCCGTTTTTACACGCTCCACAAATTGCATAGCAAGGTGTGATGGCATGTTGCCCACATCGACGTAGAATACTCTGCGCTCTGGCGCACGTTGTACACGATAGATGATAATAGCATCTTCGAGTAATTCTTTTTGTTTGTATACTTTAAATATACTTTCTAATAAACTGTTACCAAAAGGAAAGTTTTGATCTAATCCTTCTGACAAACTTAAATGTACAACATGTTCAGCGTTAATAGCAACTTCACCTTCTTCAATTTGATATCTACTACCAGCTTGTTGTGGTGAGTTGCCAACCATTCCTCTACCGCCTCCGGTAAAGTATCCA